CCCAACATCAAACTTCTTTCCGGATTGCCCCGTTACAATCCTTCCCATCCTGAACCCGAAGTGAATAAAAACCGCTGCAAATAAAGCACCAGCTAAGGCATAAAGTTCACACCCTGTCATAAATCAACCCCATGTCCCTTTGGCCGTATCCCATAGCTTTCTCAAATGCGTCTGTTTCCGACGCAACATAATCCCCAAATTCCTCGTCTGGCTGTTTCTTCTCCAAGGCATCAATTATAACGGTGGAAAGGGGCTTCAATCTAAACTCTTCAAACTTTGTCGGAAAGACAGCCATGTTCTCGTCAGTAATCCGCGCCAAACAGTCCATCATGTCATCGTGCGCCCCAAAAGGAAACGCCTTGTATTCCTGATCCACAAAAGCGCTAACCAAATCCTGATTAATACCCTCATAGGTCTTCTTTACAAAAACCTTTGGAAAAAATATTCTTCCTGCTTCAAACAACGGAACAAGTCTTCTGATCCTGTCGAACTTTGCCGTATTCCCCCCTAACGCCTCAATCCCAAAATAGTAACTGTCTTGCTCCATCTTATCTTTAAAATGTTCAACATCAGCCTGCATCCCATATTTCTCATATCCAACACGCAACGGCTTCCATTTTTTGTGTAATGCAAATAACGCGTCAGCTCGTTCCGTCAAATTCAATCTATCACGTATTATATCCAGAATATAATAATCATCCTTGTCATCTACACCAACAACAAACATGGCTGTATAGTCCGACTTCTTTTTCTTGTCATTAGCAGGGTCAACAAGAAGATAAACATTCATTCTCGAAATATCGGCTTCCGTCCAGTATCGAATCCACTTGGGGTCAAACCTCTGAACATCATCCATCAATGGGTCAAGAAATAGTTGGCATGAAGCAGTAAATGAACCCATCCGCTTAATTAAGTCACCTAATTTCTCCTTGCTAATTAAAACAGGATTACCGGAAAATGTCCCATCGTCCGTGGCCGTGTGTATCCTGGGTATCGCCGCTTCCCTTTCAATTATTGTCTTGTATGTATCTGAAAAATGATAACGAGTCCCGACGTATCTCGATACCCCATTCTCCGACAAAAGATTCAGTGAAATCTCCCACGCCTTTGTGGTCTTATTTATCATCTCCGGTGTAGAAACAGACTCCAAAGTAACAACGTCATCATAAACCATAATATCAAAATGCCTTGAAGTCGGCTGCCCATCCACTAATCCCCACGCCTCAACGGTTGACTCCTTTGGATTGGACTTCCGTTTAACAATTATACCGTCATCCTCACTCCATTTTAAACTCTCCTGATCCGGCCTCATATATAAAATTTCAGGAAATAACCATTTTAAAAAATCGTTGCACTCAAACTCCCGCTTAAGCTGCCTCAAAAAACCCTTAGCAATAGGCCTCGTATGGCTAAATATCCCTATTGTAATATTCGGGTTATTCAATATGTCCTGAATTGATTTAGCAAAAGTAATTACGGAACTTTTATAGTGAAACCTGCTCCACAAATCAACATACCCGTCCGGGCTTATCTCAACTTCCCTGCACCTGTCATATATCCAATCTCTATCAGCATCAACACGACCACACCCGTAAACAAGTAAGTAGAACAAATCTGTCTGACAAAACTTGCGAGACACAGCCTTCTTCTCGTCTGTGTTCTCACAGGCAGATAAAGTTGTTATATAGGCTTCCTTTAACGCTGCTCTGTCCATAAACTCACTTTCTAAAAAATTATGCGACAAGCTAGCGGGAGGTTGAATATATGGTGATTTCACCACCCCGTTTTTTCTCTGCCACGGGGGACAACTTTTCTGGGGGTTTCTGGTCTCTCCTTACTCGCTGCTTACCCCCAGTCCCTTCACCCCCCATTCGCCTTCTTCCCCCACTATCACGTCTTAATCTGCACCAATGTCAGATAACCCATATTATGTAAACATCGTTTTCCTATCTTTTCAACCACTTACACCGTGGATTGAAATCTACTCCATGTTATGTCAACTTGTCTCAGCATCTATTGCGCTCTCGTCCAAGCCTCCCTCCACTTTTACCCTTGACGCCATAATTCTTGCGAACACTTCTTGAGCCGCAATCGGGATGATGTTTACCGTCATCCCGCCGTCGCTGCCGTTTGGTTGCTTGACTGGCTCGAACCGGTCATAGACCATTGAGGCGGCTGCGAGCTTGTTTGACCATGTTGGTGGTGTTTCTTCTGTAATTTCCCGTCCTTGCCGATCTTTATGCGTGCTGATTATCGGCTGGTCGGTGAGGCAATCCGTTACCGCGTGATGCGCTAGTTTAATGAGCTTAGGGTGTGTAAGGCTGTGTTTCTTATACTTCTTTTTAAAGTTTGCTATTCCCGCCGGTGATATATCTTTCTTGAAATTGGTTGCTTGTAATGCTTGTTTTGGTGACATCCCTGCATCTACTAGATTAAACGCCTCGATGGTTTTTTGGCAATATTCTGGGTAGTTTCGCTTGCTTTCCCCATTTTCTGAATTCGTATGGGTCATTTTACACCTACCTGATCGTGGTTTTATTCCGGCTTCCGCCGGGCTCATGTTACTATCCGCCTATCGGCGGCCCTGGGGCTAGTAATTTATCTTTCTTAAATAACTATAATCGTAATTGAACAGTTTTTTTAAGATTTTGGTATAATATTTTTTTTGATTTTTCTATTTGCTTATAAACGTATCTAGTTGATATATGTAGTTGATTTGCTATTTCTGGGGGGTCTAATCGTTCAAAGAAAAAAAGTGATAATATTATTTCACTTGTTCCCACCATGTCCGGCCATAGTTGTGTTATTCTATCATGGCAGGGGTTATTTTGTGGCGTTTCCTTCCCTGGCTCAACTTCAACGTGCCGGACTATCCATTCCATCGGTGGGCATAATTCTTTACATGAGGCGAACTTGGGGCACATCCCGCAGTTCCAATTTGTTAATAATGTGTCGTGTTTTTCTTTTGTTTTGATTTTGCGGCGTTTGTTTATCTTGAGCCGCTCTTTGCTTTTATTGATTGTTGGGCAATGCGTTATTTGCATGGCCGCTTTATACCGCCATCTCCCCCCCCAGTCAAGCGTTTTCTGTGTGATTTTCACCCGTTTCGGTGATTTTCACCCACACCTCGGACTAAATAGCTAATTTCATTACTTTATTTTTTGTTTGCCTACCCTGTTCTGGGCTGTTTTTGGCCATTTTACAGGTGATTTTCACCATGACGCGCTGTTTTATGGGGCCCAGATAATTGTTTATTTTATGCCTTAACTTATTGATTTGCTTGTATATTGCTATTTATTGTTATAATTATCATATTATGGCATAGCTGTTGCTCTGTATAAAGATAAAAAACGAAGCTGCGCTATCGGCACGACGGGCAGAAAGAAGGGAATGAAAATGGAAATGCGACAAATTACAGCATCAGTTAAAAAAGATTTATTGCGAGCAGGATTTGACAATAACAACTTATCTGTCCACCGAGGGAAGGGCACGGCTGCTTTTTGGATTTATGTCAACCTCGATATTTCGCGCGCTCCCGGGTGCTCCTGTGGTGAGCCAGATCAATATGGCCGACGCGAAATATGCCAGTGTTGCAAAGATAAGTGGTCACATGTTCACCAAGTTGTCCAAAAAATTGCAGTAAAATCCAGTGGGCGGGATGATTGTAATTTTGATCACCAGTGTATTTGTTTGCAACTCATGTTCAAAAATTAATTATTGGAGGCAAAACCATGAAAAAAACAGGAAACATAATACGGGACATGCACAATCGGTTAGAGGAGGCATGGGAGGTGTTACAGGCATCTGGCCGCGAATTCGACCCAGCGGTTACTCACGATCAAATCAGCGTGGGTGCTGTAGAGGATTTACTGGCCCTGGAGGTTGGTGAATCCACGTTTGTCGAATGCGACGTTACGCGCATTAAATGAGAGGCGCATTATGGCTATAACAGGAAATGGGACACGTGTCCTGCAGGATTTAGAGCAGTGGGCATCAGGGCATGAAACATCATATGAAATAGCTCTGGCGATTTCAGAAATTTGCCGAACCCCGCGAAAAATGCAGCGGGTTTGGGAGACACCTACAAAACGAGAGGAGAAACAAATCCTCGACGCTGCTTGGGCGCTCGCCGGCGACGAAGATACTTTGTTTTGGGGATGTGAGCGAATAGAGCGCAGCTAAAAAACACCCACCGCCGGGGATGCCGGCGGAAGGAGGAATCACCATGACAGTAACCGAATTTATAGAAAAATATGGAAAAAATATCCCCGAGGGGGCCACGGTCTGTGACCCAACACATAAGCCAGAGTTGTTTTTTGTCGCGCCGTCCAGGGCTTTTGTCGAGGACGCACTGGCAGAGACCGGTGCGAATACCATGTATCGGGATCGCACCATCGAGAGAGGGTTTGTTTCCCACGGAGATACGGTGTATTTTCCAGAGGGGACAACATCTCTGGAACTGAACGAGGACAGAGCATATCTGCCGCTATGGGAGATATACGAGACCATAAACTTGAGAGCGGACGGGAATCCGCTCCCGATCCGGTATTACCAGATTGAGGAGGTTTTTCCCGATGACTACGACGGGGATGCGGCAACCATTCAGTTTAAAAAAACATACGTGGAGGAATCGAAATGAAAAAAACTTGTTTACACTGCGGCTATCAATGGACGCCGCGCATTGAGACCGAGCCGCGGGCCTGCCCTCGCTGCAAATCAGCACGCTGGGCGGAGCCGAAGAGAAAGGCCGGGAGGCCGAAGTTGAAGTAACACCACGGGGGAGGCTTTATGCCGCCCCCCTTTTTTGTCGCCTTCCTGGGGCAGCCTAGCGTGAAACGCCGGCATTGCCAGGCTATGCCACACACCTCACGCCACTCTACCTTACTTTACTGCACTTTACTGCACTTCACCGCTGCTTCACTGTACCCCACACTACCATACCGCTACCGCACCGCACTCTACCGGACGTAACCATTACTTAACTAGATGATATTACCTCGAAATTCCCGTAACCCCCGTTACGAAACTGACCAAGTCCCATCAGTCTGCCATACTCAAATAACCGTATAATAATCGTTTCCGTAACCTCCTTATGTGGCAGTAACACAATAGTAAAATCAATCTCTTTGCCCGCTTTAATATAATCACTACGAGCAAGCGTAACGCGTGGCCCTTGCATTGTCATTGCGCGTAGTGGGCGCTCAATAACACCATCCGGGTCCATCTGCCCAAGATAAAGCCTACGGGGAGAAATAAAAACGTAATTATCAATTTTTGACCGTAGCGCCTTGATTTTTATCTCATCTTTAAGCACATTACCGGCGTTCTTTAAAAATCCTTTAATCATATAACTGTAAATGAACAGGCCGTTTTCGTCGCTGTGGAAGCCAGTCCAACCTTTTTCCTCGACCTTTTCCACCGTCAAATACTCCTCTTCTGTTTCACTTTCCGGTTTTTTCGACTCAATGTACGTTTTATAAACGTCCGGATCTTTCGTAACTGTACCTAACATCGGTTCTAATAATCTAATCTTCATTTTCAATTCGTTCATTTTACACTCTCCTTTCTTAAGTTTTGCTTTATTACTTTATGTGTTAACTCTCGACAAGTCGCCGGCATCCCGTTTGTCTATTCGCGCCCGGAGCCTATCGTTTTGCTGGTGCATCTCGATCAGTGCCGCCTCGACCTGGCGGCAATGGTCGCCTCATTTATTCAGCGCTTCAGACAGAAGCAGGATCGCGGCGTTCTCTGGTTTTGTCATCTCATTTTCTCCTTTTGCTCACGTGGCTGAACTCGCCGGCTAAAGAAACGGAGAGGCTTAATCTCCCATGCCCCCAGCTTGCTAAAATTGATTCTGTGGCTTAAAACGCCCGGTAACCCCCCCTATAATCCATTTGTTTTTCCCCATCCGGTATGGATGTAGGTCACAGGTTATCGTCTGGCAATCCTCAACAGCCCAAGAACTGCCGCCCATGCAGTCAACACAGTTTCTTCTGATGGCCTTGACGTTACCCTTGCCCCCCAGCCGGTGTTTAAACAGCGCGCACGGCTTCTTGGTTGCCATGACCATTTCCCCACCGCAATCGGTTATAATTCTAGTCAACGCACTATTGACGCATTTCTGGCAAAAATTCCTTATTGCCCTCCCTGATGTTACATGTTCTTCCACGTTTTGACCTCCTTAAGCGTTAACGTTCGACATCCTACCCAACACCCTCTTGAGGATTAAATACCCGATTAAATCCAGTTCGGAATCTTCCCCGGCATCGTGTCCTCGGGCAATCCGGGATAGTTTGTCGTCAATCCGGACGTTAAGCCCTTCTTCCGGTGTCGCCCGACTGAATATCCGCACCGGATCGGCAAAACTATTCCCATATTGTTGATTTTTGGAGATCAGCATTTGTTTCACATTTTCACACTCAACGTCTATTAATTCTGGTATGGTCATTTTTCCCAAGTTTTTTTCCTCCATTTTTATCAAGGTTCTCCGGGAACCTTGGGAACCCCCTATAAATAGGGGGGTTCCCACGGTTCCTTCGGTTCCCAAAGGGAACCCAAGGAACCAAAAGGTAAAAAGTTCCCCGAGTTCCTTTAGTTCCCAATGGGAACTAAAGGAACCTTTTTCCGTGTTTTGGTTCCTATGGTTCTTTTAGTTCTTCCACACATAACCACTTAAAATTGTTATTATTTTCTTATTTTCTAGCTGTTCTTGCGCTTTTTGAAATGTTTTATTTTGCGCTCTGGATTCTCCCGCGCTGATTCCCAACCTAAAACATTCATTTTTCCAATCCTCAATGCGTGTTATTTTACAATTTGGCAAAATTGCACCATGCATAACATCCAAAATCTCCGAAGGTGGATAAATTCCTCGTTCGCGAATTGTAATATCTAACGCCAAAATGGCCCTTTCTTGAGTCTTAGAATGTTTAATCGGTTTATCATTTTTCACGTTTTTTTCAAACTCTTCCGTTCCCTCCGGGTCAAATTCCGGTACAAGAGAGGTGACAGGAAAACCATCAACGGTTAAAAATCCGGTGTCAACCACATCAAACTGAAAAACCATTGGCGGAAAAGGCTCATCATCTTTTTGTCTTTCGCAAATTAAAACAAACTTTTTATCCTCTTTCAGCCGGACAACTTTAAACATGGAATCCGTCGCGCCAGTTAATGCAATTGCCCCACGCGGCCCTCTGGCCTCATCTTTACCGGTGTGATGAATAATAATTACCTGCGCCCCGGTTTCCTCGATTAATATACCGGCTGCGATGACCACTTTACCCATATCGGATGTGCTGTTTTCGTCGCCGGTCATCGACCGAGCCAGGGTGTCCAGGACAATTATTCCCGGTTTTTGCGGCAATTCAGTAATCATATTAATTAATTCACGCCTCTGGCTATCCTCGTCAATGAGGCATGGCATAGGTAATAAAGCAAACGTGGGAAGATTAACACGGCGTTTTTGCTTCCAAGCTTCAATCCTCTTAAGCATTCCAGCTTGGCCTTCCGCCGCCAGGTATAAGACCGGCTTTTGTTTTACTTTCCGCCCATGCCAAGGTGTCCCGGAATCAATCGAACAACAAATATCCAAAACGGTAAAAGACTTTCCGCCAGATGGTGGACCGAACACAACGGAAAGGGCGGAACTTTCTGGCAGAATTTTGTCAACTGTCCAACCCATTTTTAACGTCTGGAGAAATCCTGCGTGAAGCTCCGAGCCAATCAAAACACGCCTGGTATATTTATTAGTGGATTGTTTAAGTTGGCGTCTAACCTCATCAATTCCCTTTTCAGCCGCTAAGTCATTAAAATCAGTCCCTTTTAATCTTTTTGGATAAACAACCTGCCGTTGTGTCGCTATTGCCGCAGTTAATCCCGGGTTGCCTTTTGTATCACGATCATCGTCCGCCGCGACAATTACGTTATCCGGTAAAAGCGGGGAAACTGTTTTTAGATTACCGGCTGAAAACGCAATATAAACAGTTGCTCCGGTGGCTTCATGGATAGTTGCGCCGGTGGCATAACCCTCACAGAGATACGAGAATTTTCCAGTTCCGGGAATGGTATGATAATACCCGGCAACTGCCCCGCCCGGCCAATTCCACTTATCGCCTGACGCGGTTATTTTCTGAACAGAATGCAGCAATCCGTCTTTATCCATCATGGGAATAATTAAATCACCTTTGTGGATTTTAATACCATACGCTTTTATACCTTTTTTTTTCAGGTAGGGATGATTTTCCGGTTCTTTAGCTTCCGCCCAGACCTTTGCCACTTCTTCCCGCGCCTGCGTGTGCATCCGTTCACGATCATCACTAACCTTACGGCGGATCTGCTCCATGCGGATTTCGTGATCTTCACGCTCACGCACCGACATTTCCGCACCGCGATAACACCACGTCACGTTTTTTTCCATGGATTTCCAACAACCAAAGGCCCCGGCGGGATTGGATTGGTGGGGATGGTAAATATACCAGTCCACTTTATTCTTGCCGTAACGGTGAATCTCGCCATCCTCAATGATATTTTCCGGACGGTTAAAGCCGCACTCGGCTATGAAGTCCCTGAAGGCGATGTCCGGCGGTATTTTGTTTTCTTCGTATTGTGGCTTGGCATCATTAAAATCAAAGGATATAATTTTACCCATTCCAGCACCTCTCCCCCCAGCTACACCATTGACACTGGAAAAAATCAGCAGACGGATACTCTCGCGGTAGTAATTCTCCAGCTTCACAACACTGAATAATCCGCGCCGCCCGGTCGCTCGCCTCCTGAGCTGCAGATTGGTCAAAGGGGATGTCCTCATGATAAAGGCTTGAATCGTCCTTATTAATTACTGTCCAGAGCGCCGGATTTTCCGTCAGGTTCATATACGCCATATAAATTATTATTTGGGTATAGTAGGTAATATTCGTTTTCCGCACTTTATTCTTTTCAAACTCCCGCCATTTCTTTGCGGATGCTGTTTTGCATTCCCATAATCGCGGATACGGTCCGAACTCTTCTGGGCCTCCGACAATCACGCCATCAATATGGCCTCGAATTTTCCTCTTGCCAGTGATAAAGCCGAATTGTCGTCCCTCTGCGTCAGCTGTTCTTAGGTCAAGTCCCGCCTTCCGCAACCATTCCGCCGCTAAATCTTCCAACGCATGACCAATAGCGAATGTTCGCATTAGCTGGCCGGTGAACGGTTTATCTTTTGGCACATTTAATACTTCGTATTCCAACGCCCTGGCGCACTCATGCCCCAACCTGGACGCACCCAGATAGTCACGAGGCTTTTCTGGATGAGCGGTTAGAGCCGCATCAATTAACTCATTGAGTCGGTCGCCCCGCGTCCGTGAATGATTAAAGTCCAAGACCATATCTTCCCATCCTTTCTGTTTATGAACTCCCGTGAGGTGGCACGTTTCACATAAACACTCTAAATCACTATCTTTTTCCCTGTAAAACCGATACCGTTTATGATGCACTTGAAGTTTTTCCGTCGCTCCGCATATAGCACATTGCGGATGAGATTGGCGAAAATCCTTTGAACGTTTACGCCAATGGCCAGAGGCATAATAATCAGAAAGGTTCATAAGGTCTTTCAGTGTATTTCCGCCAAACTTCGTCTGACGCCTTTAACTCCCTAAGAGTTTCAAATTCACTTTGTCCGCACTTTTTCCAGAAGTGAAAACGCGGATCTGAATCGAATGGGATAACCAGAATGCCCTCTGCATTAATAGACGGTTCGGTGAATTGCGCTCCAATGTCCGGTAGAATCGAATTGGCACAGGCGATACAGAGTTTTTCAACTTCCTCTTTATTGTATTGGTCAACCGGCTTGCCGACTAAACCTGCTTCCGTTAATTCTTTTCCTAAAAAAGCATAATCAATACGCATACCTAAACACCTCCGGTTCAATGTATTTCTTATTCCATAAAAAATTTAAAAGACAAGACGCTTCGTACTTTCGCAAATTAAAATCATTCCGTGCATTATATCCTGCTTGCTGCAACAATTCTAACTGCCTGAATGATGGTTGATCTTTCAACCACCGTCTGCTCTTAGTGGCTGCCTCCGTGTCTTCGTTCATCCGCATAAAATCATCACCGGCAGCTAGTGATTGAAGCTTCGCACCGATGGCTAACTGGCGAATCTTCTCATTTTTCTTTTTACCCAATGTAATCCAATCATGGCCATTGGCACTTGCCGTGACAACCCAGCCAGAAAATCCACTGGCAACCAGAACCTTCCCGGAACCGAATATATCCGCCCACTTAAAAGGTGAGCGCTTGAGTAAATCCACTTCCATCATTATAACATCAGCCGATTCTTTCTCTTCCTTACCACCTCGCATAACTGGATATTCATAACCGCAAACCGGACATTCACGGGTCTGCGCCGGAATCATGGTTTGACAACCAGGGCATTCTTTCTTTTCGCCTTCCTGTAATTCCTGATCATCAAACCTGACGCCCTGCTCAAGATCACCATGCACTCGGAGAGATTCACCAAAATCTAGAACGATGCAATCTCTCTTGATAATTCCCGGATGAATCTCTGGATCAATAACTCTTAACCCGCGTCCAATTTGTTGAATTAAAGTTGACTTAAAAGAGCATGGACGCAATAGAACTACGCAAGAAACAGGAGGGCAGTCATATCCTTCCATTAAGACGGCAACATTGCAAATAACCTGTGTATCGCCAAACTCAAACTTCTTGAGGATTTCCGCCCGGTTTGGCGTATCGCCAAAAACGCAATCTGCTTTAATCCCATTGGACTGAAACAGATAACAAACGTCCTGCGCGTGTTTAATAGTGGATGTGAAGATGATGGTTTTCCGGTCTCCGGCAATATTTTTCCATTCCCTGAACACCGCTTCATTAACAGGACGGGTATCCATAATTGTTTCAACTTCGGATAGGTCAAAATCACCCCCCGCTGTCTTACGGATGTTTTTAATTTCATCGGCCAAGCCAGGGAGCGTTGCAATAAACGTCCGCGCAGGCACAAGAAAGCCAAGATCAATTAACTTTTGCATGGTAATTAAATCGCAGACATTATCAAACGTGGGTTTGAGGCCCCGTTTGTCTCCCCTGCTTCCAGTTGCCGTGAATCCAGCAATTAGACAATCAGGATTTTTATCCCGCGCCGCTTCGATAATGCGCTGGTAGGTGTCCGCCCTGCTATGATGTGCTTCATCGACGATCAACACATCCAGAGCGGGCATATCGGTCATGTTGCCATTACGTCCTAATGTCTGCGCCATGCCAAAAATAGTATCTCCGGAATAGTCTTTTGTGCCTAATCCGGCAATGGATGATGTTCTTTTTGGATTAATAAGATGAAATTTGTGGCGATTCTGGTCAACCAGTTCTTCCCTGTGTTGCAAGATCATCTGCCGCCCCTGCAGTTCAGACAAGAGCCATGAAATCATTAGGGTTTTACCCGAACCCGTTGGGGCAATAGCCAGAGTATTATTATACTCTGACAATGCCCTTAGAGCCTTTGTGACTAATTCTGATTGATACGGACGGGGTATTGGCATCCCTCACCTCGCCCACTCCGGAACCGCACTGGCAACAGGGGAGGAGGGTGCTGTTCCTGCCACATGCGGAACTGGATTTGACGGCTTTTCTCCGCCGGGGAGAATTGTTTCACCTCCCATAACACGGGCGTAATTAGCATGATCGGGAGTAAGTACCCGGGTAATTTTATTCTTGTCGTCATAACCGTCTTTACCCTTTTCAATGCCAATTTCTACGGCAAACTCTAGTTCCACCAAATCTCCCCATGACTGAATTCGACGCGCCTTTTGTGCCTTTTCCGATTCATCTTTCGGATTAATTCCGCGCGCTGATTCCAACATCGAACGAATAAATGACCTGGTAATGTTTGCCGCTTTTTCATGACCGTCTGTCGTGCCACCAACTCCGGCATTTTGGAAAATCTTGCGTTTTGCCATAGGAGTGGATACAATGGTGAACTCCATATTAAGATATTCAAATCCTGTTGAGGCACGAGTAATCCATATATCCCCTTGTTCTTTTCCAGGTCGAATAGCCGCAATAACTTTAGCATAGGTTTTCGCTGGAATTAAATCTCCACTCATCTGCGGTGCTGCGTCATTAAAATCAAACATTTAAAATCTCCTTTCAGGTTTAGGTCCGTTAATTTTTGCCATTAATTCTCCGAGATGAGGTTTCTCGATCATCTCTAACCTTCCGCTTCTATCCTTTGCCGGGTAGCCCCATTGGTTGACCTGCCCGGTAATAAACGCCCTATATGGATTGCCCTCATCGTCTTTTAGCGCAACCATGCTTATGATCTCATCGAAGATTCCCGGCAACTCATTGCTTGCCTTGCTGCCTTCGATTTGCGGAACCCAGATTGTACGGCCGAAGTCATCCTCTTTGCGATCTAAACCGCCGACAACCCAGATATTTTTATCTGGACAGTGCTGAATCTGTGTGAGCCATTGAACCAACTCCCGCCCAACAAGGCCATAGGCTCCGCGGTTGTCGGCTTTACCCGTTTTATCACTAATTGCTTCTGGCCGTCCTGTTGACCATTGCCAGCAAAGGCGTGACGCGACGGATATTGAGTCCCAGAAAATGATCTCATACTTAGCGAGAAACGCTGGGTCAGTATCCTTTGCCACATAGTCGTAATGCGCCTGGCTGTACGGCTGATCCGCTCGTTTAGATGGATCAGGCCCTGTTACGAGGCACGCCATGTCTCGCGCTTCATCCCATGTTGAAATCTTAATCTGATCAACCGGACAGTCTTGGATTGCTAAATCTCCGCCTTCCAGATCAAGGAACAAGGTTTTCTCCGGGTTAAGCGTCCAGAGTAATGACGTTTTGCCAATTCCAGATGGGCCAAAGACCGCTCCTTTAATATTTCTGGTTTTTACCATTCTTTCTTCCGCGCTGATGATTTTCATACTCTTCCCTCCGAATTAAAAAGAGGCGCTCCCGCGGCGAGGTATTGCGGATGACGGGCCGCTCACCGGATTTCTCCAGACCACAGGATACGCCTCAAATTGTTATTGTTTGATTCCGTCATAGAATCTTACCTCTGGTTTATAATTTAGCATATCGTTAGCTATTTGTCAAGCGGACTTGTCCCTTCCTTTGACAATCCTTGCAAACATCCAGTTGCCGACGGTCCATCCAGACTTTTCCGCACGACCGGCAACGACATTGGATTCTGATTCTACGCTTTTTCATATATACCATCACAAACTAAAACATGGCAACTTGCCGCGTCTCCCGGTCAAATCGCTCCTTTGCAGCCAAGAAGTATGATTCATCTATTTCACATCCCACAAAATCACACCCGAAATAGTGAGCCGCTATGGCGCTGCTGCCACTGCCCAGATGTGTGTCAAGTATCCGCTGTTTGGGGTTAGAAAATTTATATAAAAGAAACTCATATAAAGACACTGGCTTTTGCGTTGGATGGATTTTTTTATCTCTTGGTGCTAAAATAAAACCGCCATTACCACAAAAGCGATAAAGTAATGCCGGAGAATCAAAGGAAGTCCACGCCATCTCAACTTGTGAAAAATTTTCAATCGATCGAACTTTATCCCACACAACAAAACACCTGCACGGTTGCAGTTGGAAATAATTACCACCCCAGATTATTTGATTTTTACTCACTCGGAATAATTCTGTGAAATACTTTTTATCTGGTGCAACATTCCATTGTTTATTGTTTTCTGTGTATAGTTGGTGAAATTTAACAATGGATTTTGTTTCAATACCGCCTCCAGTTTGGATATCACATCTTCTGCCATACGGCGGGTCACATATACAAAGATCAAAAGCCTTATCCGGCAGTGTCGCCATATATTCCATGCAATCAATATTTAAGAGTTCAACCACGATTCATTGCCTGAAAAACCACATCAAAACCGTTCGCTTGATTTCCTGCCGCCAAATCCAGAACGATAACGACAATTCGCGCTTGCATTTGATAATTTTCTTCAGCATATCCCAAACCTTTCCGCCAGTTTAACAGCGCCGTAAACCGCCAGAAAAACGAACGTCCAGGACGCTAGCACAAGTCCCACAACGACGACCAGTCGGGTGAAGCCTCGAACGAAATGACGTGTGTTTAGCATAGTGCCTCCTTAACCATTTTCAAAAATTCAATTAAGTCGTGTTTAGTGATGAGCTTGTGGTCAAGCCACATTTTGCCATCTTCTGGGGAGGTATATTCAAAATTTAGAAAGTGGAACCCGCGATAGCCTTTGCAACCCCTTAGCAAGGTATCAAGTTTTTCAAATTGCTTTTTCTGTGACGCCGTCATTTGATGATTGTACCTCTTTTCCTCAAGTAACAGCCACTGCCCTGTTTTATAATTCTCCCAAATATAATCAAGATTTGTCGTCACAAATCCAAAGCTTGAATCTATACAATCTACTGATGTTTTTTGATTCGGCATTTGACCGCGAACCCATAGGCCAAACTCAGTTGAATGCGAATCATTCCGTTGCCGCGTCATAAAGCCTCGCTTTCGCAATATTGATACTTTCTATGTCAATTTCAACCCCATCAAAAAAACATCCATGTTGCAGCGCAGCCACGCCTGTTGTGCCAGAACCACTGAACGGATCGAGAATGGATTGTCCAGGCAAACAGATTTGTTTTACCAGTGCATACATGCCTTCCACACTTTGCTCCCAGTCATGATTAGTTTTTTCGGGTTGTGGACTTTGGTAAACATCGCCGAATATTTTTCCTTCATATTTTTCATCTAATCCATAGATCAGGATTGGTTTCCACGTCGTATTGACATTGCGGGTTCTAAGCGGGGTTGGTTGATGCGAGGTTAAATAACATGCTGTCCAGTAATAGGACAAGTGCTTGTCCAGGATAGCATAAATTTGGTTCAAATATAATTGCCCGCTCATGGCTATAAGCAATCCGCCAGGCTTCAAAAATTCTTTTGAACGAACTGCCAGCGTTTCCCACAATGGCAGATATTCTTTCGGATAGGGCGGATCAGTAATGATGAAATCATATTGCTTGTCAAGTTTTATTGCCGCTATATCGCCGTGATATATATTCCACCTTTCAGATAATGGAACATCTGCGCCTGTTTGCGCTAATTCTTGACGCGCCTGTTGCCGCTTTTCATTTTTGAGTTCACGCCATGCTTCCTTAATGGTTTTTTCACCGTCCGCTATTGCCTTTGCGGCCTCCGGCTGTTCTTCAACCAACCGTTCAAACTCGTCGGCTATTTTGGCATAGTTTCTGACTGTCTTTGGTGATATCTTGTATTCTTCGGCAAGTTTGGTTTCGGTTTTTTCAAGTGGTAAATTTTGCCACTTGCTTCTATCGCCGCCATAATCCTTCTTTTCCCTGTTATACCGCCTGCCGATGGTTATTTCCCATTGATCCCTGGTGAGGTTCCGACGTGCCAGTTGGTTAGCATCCATCCAATCTTTTAC